ATTACTCACAGATTATAGATGTCACCCCCGACCCAAAAAAGATCGAGGGTGATAAGAAAAAAGATTAGTCTCTATCGTCGTCTTCAATATCCTCGTCATCTTCCATTTCTGGTTCATCTTGAACATCAAGAACTTCCATAATATTAGCAATCTTATTCTCTAACGCTTCAATCTTGTCCTCTAGCTCTTCAATTTTATTCTTGTGATCGTCCATAAGTTTCCCCTCCTTGTCGGCGTCATAAAATATTCTTTCCCACTCAAAAGCAATCATTTAGTTTAATATTTTTTCCATCGAAACAATGCAACCCATAGGAAAAATGTTGGTGTCGCTAAACACTTCATCTGTTTCATCGTAAGAACTAAACGTAATCAAAAACTTTTTACTTTTCTTAAACACATAGGCTTGTGTAATCATTTTAGAGATAGGAAGCTTTATCATTTCGTCTTTAGTCTTGTGCCCCGCATCGCCGGTGATGTCGAGCCACTTGATTGTGTAGAAGTAATACTTCTTTTTATTGATAATTGCGTGTTTGTATCTCTTTTTCCTTTTCATAAAATGTCCTTTTTGATCGTAAAATGTCCTCTATATAGTGTTTTCTACCATTAAAATGTCCTTTTTCACACCTAAAATGTCCCTTACGA